CTGGATTGTACGCGCAAGGCGTGCTCTCCCCAGCTTGAGAAACATCTTTGTAGAATGGAGATCCATCATGGATTTTAGTTTCACACTCGTCATGCAGCTTTATCGGCTGCTCGGCGATTTTCTGTCAAGTCTTACAGCCATATTCGGCTTATAAGGGGGTGCCAGTGGCAAACTTTTCAAGAACAGTTTACACAAACGGCACCTATGTGCACGATGACTTCTTCGTACCCTCCTCTAGTTACACTGAGGCGGTGAAAAAGACACGATTCGTGCACGTCAAGACAGGTGAGACTACTCCAAACTATGTGCAAAGAGCTCGCGCTGGTGACCTCCCGATGCTACCGTACAACTACATACGGTATACGTATCATGGAGGTGTCGGCAACCGCAAAGCCACTGGAATCCCTCCTAACGGCCAAATTGGCCCGATAGAGGAAAATTCCGGAGACTGGAATGCGGTGGGCTCTGGTAAGCTTAATACACTTGCCTCGCCTGGAGATTTTCTCAGTACATCAGCCAAAGCTGGCGTCCTGGATGCGGCAGTCACTCGGACCTTGAATAACTTAAAGGACCAGAAGATTAACGTGCTACAGGATCTCGCGGAGGGGAAGCAGACTGTGCAGTTGCTCACCACAACGGTGTTGCGATTGTATAATGCTGCGCGTCTCCTTAAACGCGGTCAGTTGGACAATGCTGCGAAAGCACTAGGTGCATCCCGTCCGTCACGCCGTCTAAGATTGCTTGCTAAGAAGCAGTTCGTGAGTAAACCCAAAAAGAATTATGGTGTTTACTCAGAGGCTCAGTACTTCGAGTCTCTGAATGCGAAACGCTTAATGCAGGCACCTATCGGCGGTGTAAACAGTGGGAAACCATTGTTAGGATTGGAAAACTTCGCTGCCCTTTGGCTCGAGTTACAATATGGATGGCGGCCACTTGTTAGTTCCGCTCAGGGAGCTGTTGCGACATTTCAGCAGCAGCTTACCGAGGGATTAACGATGAAGCTTTCGTCCAGTTACTCGAATCCGTACACCGTGGAGACTAATACTACGTCAACATGGGGTGGGTGGCAGCATGGGCATCATAGAAACGTGACCACCGGAAAGTACAGGATTAAACATACCCTGTATTATAAGGTTCAGGACACGACGTCGCACATTCTTGCGCAGACGGGGTTATCAAACCCTCTCAACCTTGCGGAAGAGCTGATACCATGGAGTTTCGTCCTAGACTGGTTTGTAAATCTTGGGAACTACCTAAGCTCGTTAGACGCGGCCGCTGGCCTGTCTTTCGAGAAAGGGTGTATTACCAAGACGCACGAGGCAGTCGCAGTACGCGATACGACATGGAGCTCTGACTATTCTTACATAGTGATGTCCGGTAATGTGGCTTCGAGACTGACGTATTTCAACCTCACACGTGAGGTTCTGTCAGACTTTCCGTCACCAACTCGGCCTGTCTGGAAAGGCATGCCGAAGAACTGGAAGAACTATGTCTCAGCAGTGGCGCTTCTAGCGTCGCTGTGGTATGGCAATCAGCCGTACCGTATGAGGTAGTCAGTTTTCGCTTTTTAACTTCTAATACTCCAAAAGGAGCAGTTACATGGCTGCAATTGCCACACTTGCATTGAATGACTCAGTACCAACGAGTCATGACTTTGACCCCGCATCCATCCTTAACGGAATTGCGAAATGGGAAGACCGGTCCGGCGGCATAGCTGTCGGGTTTCCGGCCATTACCATGTCAATGCGTCCACCTGTGAAAGGGTCGGACGCGTACAAGTTGATCATCAAAGTCGCCACTCCAACGCTTGAGCAGGCTTCGTCGGGCGGAACGTTTGTTCCTCCGCCTACAAAGGCCTACGAAAACTTGAGCGTCATTGAGGTCATGCTGCCGAAGCGTGGAACCAAGTTGGAACGCCAGAATCATTGGGCGTTCACGAAAAACCTCTTGGCACACGCTGTACTTACGGCGGCGGTCGAAGACTTCGAAACCGTATACTGAGTTATGTATACGGTCGATAGGTGGCGCCACTTTTGGCGCTATTATCTGGGGTGCACGGATAGGATCTGCGAACTTGCAGAACGCATTTTCTATTCGGAAGCCCCCTTCGTCGACGACGACTAGCATACGCTAGTCACCTTAATAGGAGTAAACATCTATGTCTAAGACACTGATGAGCCGCACAGTTAAACTAGCGGCGACGACTCGGATCAACAAATCCGTCACGGATGAGTTTGTCCGGCGCTACCTTCAGTCACTTGATTGTCCACGGTCGTTAGCTGTATGGCTTCTCTATGTAAATCGAGAGCATAAGCAGTTGACCGACTTAACAATCGACCCAAACTGGTTTGATAACAGTGAGGGCTTTCGGAATGCTTACTGCGCAACCAAATTTTTGTCAAAAGCCGATTTCTTGGAAACCGGTTTAGACGTTAAGGAGGAAGCGCTTAATAAGTTCAACGCCTTTGAGGCGAAGTGTTCCGAAACGAACAGGTACTTCAGTAACTTGCTTTCACATCCTAACTTTTCGGATGTGAACGTCCGCCTTCTATCGAGGGTTCGACGTAAAATTGCAAGTGTCCTTGGTACCTTTTCGGCTGAGGAGTTTGTAGCCGGCGCAAATTGGGGTCCCGGGTCCTCAACCCTTCTAAAGGGCAATGAGGTTTCGGCCTTCAATAAGTTCCGCGATGAACGCGGGATAACCCGAGACATGTATTCCCTGGTCCGCGAGTGGTTTCATCTCGCGTACCCACTTTGGCGGTCTGAGCCTCTCTCCCTTACAGGAGAACGCGGCCTGACCATCGAAGCCGGGAATACCGTAACTACAGTTCCTAAAGATAGTAAGACCGACCGCGTCATAGCCATTGAACCAGGATTTAACCTCTGGTTTCAACAGGCGATTGGCGCTATGTTGGTCCGACGTCTAAGGAGAGTGGGCATCGACTTGCAAACACAAGAGAATAATCAATTCGCTGCTAAGCTGTCAAGCATTGACGACAGTTTGGCAACGGTTGATTTCTCGAGTGCGAGTGATTCCATTAGCACGGCCGTAGTCGAGGATTTACTACCTCAACGATGGTTTACGCTGATGAACTCGTGTCGGTCCCAATACCGTAAAGGCGTTGACGGCAGTCCGGAGATCCGGTGGGCAAAGTTTTCCTCTATGGGAAATGCGTTCACCTTTCCACTGCAGTCTCTAATATTCTATGCCTGTGCGAGTGCCGTATGTGAATACATGCACGAACAAGGTACGATATTAGTCTTCGGCGACGATGTTTTGTTGCCTAAGAGAGCCTTTAACCTCTTTTCCGCATTTACCGCGTTCCTTGGATTCGAAGTAAACCGTCGTAAAAGTTACTATGACGGCTATTTCCGAGAGTCCTGTGGAGCGCACTACTATGCGGGGGTCAACTGTAAACCCATCTACTTGAAAAGTAGACTGAAGGACGTCTTCGACGTCTATAAGTATGCGAATCAGGTCCGCCTTTTGGCTCACCGTAACATGTCAGAGATGGCATGCGATGGCAGGTTTAGGGCGGTACACCGGTTCCTTGTGAAGAGTGTGCCAAAACCGTTGCGGTTTATGGTGCCTGAGTGTAATACCTCATCGGGCTTCATTAGTAACTTAGATGAAGCTCGACCTTCACGCGCTAAACACGGGATCGAAGGATTCCGTTATAGCGGGCTTATAACTCGCGGGGTATCCCGCGAGTCAGAGGACCCGGCCTTGTTGTTGGCCAGGTTGTGGGTTCCATCTACCCAAAGTCATGGTAACAAATATGACTTAAGAGGGCGGACACGTATCGCCGTAAAACGCGGTATGCTCGTCTCACGATGGTACAATCTCGGACCTTGGATTTAGCAGCTTCGCAGCTGAGTCTATAGGTCTTTGAGGAACGCACGGGGTCCACAGGGTTCAATCCTTGTGGGATTGGCCCCGTGTGGGAG